AAAGTATCCACATGAGTACAGACATAAAGGGTTTCTACGATTTCACGGAAGAAGAATTGCGCGGTGGTATCACAAGTGGTACATACCATCTTAAGGTAGTCGATGCCGAAGCTGACCATTGGGACGACGGACGGCCCCGCCTCAATATTCGTACTGAGGTAGCCACCGGCCCCAATGCTGGAGCATACGGCCCTCGCCACACTTGGTCACTAGGCTCTTACACTGGTGTGACTGGCGACGGACGGGACTTTAGCATCAGCGAAGAGGATAACCAGAAAACCCTCATCAAAAACGTACGCTTAGTCATGGATGGCAAGAGCCCCCATGTCACTAACCCCACCAGTTGGGACGATGCGATGCTTGATGAGCTTGCTCAACAAATGGTAGGCGAAACCTTTATCGGTACCATTGCTGATGGCAAGAATGGTTACCAAAAGATTGCCAAGTTCTACGCAATGTCTTCCCCTCCTAGCGGGTTCAAAGTGAAGAGCACTGAAGCCACCTCCTTCAGCGTCTAAGCAGAGAGCCTAACCACAAGAAGCGGGCCGAAAGGCCCGCTTTTTAATTTAAGGAGTACATATGAAACTAGCAGACATAAAAGATATTATAGTTGGTGGTCTTGTAATTGAGGTCAACTCACCTAACCATGATTTGATTAATAATGGATTGCTTGGTCACTACTTACCCGCCAATCTTGAGATAGGTGTCCGAGACGACCTGCCTGTACAACTACAAGGTAACGTCCTAGTCCACGAAGTAACCCACGCTATAGCAAACGTGTATTGTGAGGGTCTAAACTTGGATGAGGCACAGGTAGCAGGCATCGCGCAAGGATTCTATCAGGTGCTCACGGATAACGAAGAATTAGTGCGCTTCCTCATTGACGACTGCTATGAAGAAGAAGACGATGAGCAGCCTCGGTTAGATACAATAATGAATGGTCACGTACGGAATCATGGTGACAACACGATAGTAGCGCGTGTTATGTCCGGCGTCCGTGAAGATGACAAGTTGGGGATAGACCAAGGCGGACACTAATGGTAGCTACAGCACAGGCGCCACTACCAACAACCATTTTCCCTGGCAACACCGTCCTTGGTGACGGCCCGATGCCATGCGACTGGATGTTCATAGGCGAGGCCCCTGGTGCAGTCGAAGACCAAGCTGGGCGGCCCTTCTCAGGGCCGTCTGGCAAGCTCTTTAACACGTTGCTTGCGCGCTTCACCGAACTGCGGCGCCCCTATGTGTATGTCACCAACGTGTGTAAGCACAGGCCTCCCGACAACAGGACACCCAAGGTAAGCGAGGTCAAGCCTTACTTGCCATACCTTTACGAAGAAATCAGAGCAGTCAACCCCAAAGTTATAGTAACATTGGGCGGTACAGCAGCTAAAGTATTCGACAGTAAGTTTAAGATTACAGCCGAACATGGTATAGCCAGGTGGGTAGAGTTGCCCGATGGGTGGCCCGTTATCCTTGTGCCCTGGTTCCACCCTGCTTTTGCCATTCGCAATGCCGATGCTCGTGTGGCCCTGGCTGAAGATGCCGGACGATTCCATGAGCAGATAGCCCGACTCGGTATAGCTGAACCTGAGTCAGACTACAGCCTCGGTGACGAGGATGAGATTGTCTCTCATCTACTTGGGAACTGGGGTGTCTTTGGCCTTGACACAGAAACCACATCACCCACAAGGGCTAACACATTCATGACAGACGAGGCCGACATGGTGGGCTTCTCTGTCTCGATGGCACCTCGAACGGGACAGTATGTGCCTAGCACCAAGGTGGGACAGGGCATGGCCGCCGTGCTTAGCTCGCCACTGTGGACTAAGGTATGCCACAATGCCAAGTTCGAGTACAAAATATTTAAGAAGCAAGGAGTAGAACTAATAGGCTATGAAGATACGAAGCTGGCCGCGTACTTGTTGGGAGAAAGTCAAACAGGCCTTAAGGTGCTTGCTCGACAACACCTCTCATCGAACCCCATCTTATATGGAGAAGTTACAAAAGGACGGGATATGTCCGATTTGTCTCCGTCCGAGATTTGCGAATATGCGTCATCAGACGCCGACAACACGTTGCGGTTGTGGAGTCTATTTGAACCTGCCTTAATCGAACAAGACTTATGGTCAGTCTACAATGACATTGAAAAACCATTGATTCCTGTGCTCGCAGGTATGGAAACGCGAGGCATGGCGGTGGATAACAAGCGGTGCTTCAAAGTCTTGAGTGCTATGAGCACAGCTAAAACTAAAGCCTTGAAGGAGATACACAATGCGCTTAGCTCTATGGGCGTTGACCCTAGCGGGTTTAATATTAATTCTGGTGACCAGGTGGGTGCCCTTCTTGAGGGAGCCAAAGCCCCCATCCAAAGGCGGACGGCGGGGAAAGGACGACTAGCGGTTGATGCGACTGCACTACTAGAGTGCCAAACGTGGTGGCCTGAGTTCATCACCCCACTACTAGCGTATCGTAAGTACGAGAAGCTGGCTGTCTATGTCCAGAACTTTATCAAGTTACGTGGGCCTGATGGTAGGTTACACACGTCCTTTAATCAGTCAGGACATTGGGAAGAGGATGGTAGCAACCCACTCTCGGCCCCCTCGACAGGGCGTATATCATCGTCAGGCCCCAACCTTCAGAACATACCGCACCATCGTGCCACGGTAGGTGATACCGATTGGGGTGCTGAGATTCGTGGGTGCCTCATACCCAAAGATGGGTACTGGCTTATGTCATGTGACATAGCTCAGGAGGAACCACGTATCATAGCGGTGCTGGCCCAAGACGAGACTCTGCTTGAGGCCTTTGACAGAGGCAAGGACATCTACAGGCCTGCCACCGTGGCCCTGTATCCACACACTAACATAGAAGCTGATGATTCCTTTTTCAAAGGACGATTTGAGAATGAGCGATTTATAGGTAAGACATTCTTCTTAGCCTGGTACTACGGTGCAGGCACCGCACGGCTTAAGGCCCTTGATTCTAGCCTATCATCTTCGGATGTTAAACGTGGGTTGTCGTTAATGACTGCCGCCCACCCTGCTCGCGACAAGTACCTACAGCAAACCAAACAACAGCTACGTCAGTCGGGTATTGTCGAGTCTCACTATGGCCGCAAGCGGTGGATATACAAGTCGTGGTCACATGATATACGAGAATTTCAAGAGGCGCTACGTGAGGGTGCCAACATGAGGGTGCAGGCCACGGCTGCCGACATCCTGAAGATAGCGTTGGTTAAGATTGATAGCTCATTACAAGAGCACTACCTAACTAGCCGCTTAGTGTCCACCGTACACGATGAAGTCGTGTTAGAGGTGGCCGAGGATGAGCTGGAACGAGTCGCATACCTAGTTAACCAATCCTTTGATGGGCTACTTCCCGACATGGTTCTACCTATTGAGGTATCCATCGGTAAAGATTGGGGACACATGGATTTATATAAAGGGGGGAAGTTATGGAGTATGTAGAGAAGCATATCACATGGAAGATGATGCCTAAGGAAACTGTTACCCTGATGCCGATTGGCGACGCGCAAGTAGGGGCAGAGGCTTCAGACGTTGATAGACTAAAGACCCATGTTGCATGGGGATTCCACACTAAGCACGCCATGTTCTTAGGGATGGGTGACTATGTGGACATGGCCTCACCGTCCAATAGGCGTATCCTTAAATCCGCTGGCCTATATGACACGGTAACTGAGACTTTACAGGCCAAGGCCACCGAGGACATAAAGACATTCCTTGAGGCTACGTGGGACACAAAGGGCTCATGGTTAGGGCTACTGCAAGGCCATCACTACATGGATATGGCCGATGGCACCACGTCTGATACGCACATAGCTGAGGCCTTACGCACACCGTTCCTTGGGGACTGCGCCCTAGTGCGTATCATATTTGACAAACACACAAACGTATACGGCCTGCCTGTCAAGGCCGACATTTGGTGTCACCACGGGCGTGGTGGGGGCACCGCAGTAGCCTCACCTATCAACTCACTTGAGAAGATAGCGCGTGGCTTCGATGCTGACATATACCT